GGGTATAATTCCTCCAGCGCTAGATTATTGCGCTTTCTAAGAAAAAAAATCTTCCAGCTGGTCCTGGTTTTGTGGGCCAGAGCCTCTGCTTTGCAGATTCTTCTCTTTTAGGTTCACTCCATGTCATTGCACAAAGTTCGATCCTCTCTGGGAACGAAGTCTTTGATAGAGCTTCAGCTCTTTCAATCATGCCTGCTCTCTCCATCCATCGGAGACTTGACATTCTAGGTGTGACACCTCTGACAATAACTAATCTTCTCCATATATCTCTACATGTGTCGTAGATTCGTTTGTGACGTCCACAGTCTGCCATACATATTCCTATGGCTGTAGCAGCTAGTCTCGTCCAATCTTGATCTTTCTCTGGGAAGAATAGATGTCGTAGTAGGTCTTCTTCTGTCCGGTATGGTAATCCATTGATATTGTAGTATCCAAGGACTGACATTCCAGTAAGCCGATTTCCAATTGCTGACTTCTTAACACTAAGTTTAGCGTTGAAGTAGTATTGGGCTGATTCAGCTAGTTTAATCAGAAAACCTGATCCGTAGATCTGGTGTGCACGTTCAAAGAAGCTGACAAGTGAGTCATCTCCTTGGACGCGGATCCAGAATCCTTTTGCACGTACGTTTATTCCCATGGCCAGCAAACAAGTGATTATCATTTCTGTGTTTGTATCTGAGTCCATTAGTTGGGTCTGTTGGTATCCTGAGCCGAACGCATTGTCACTCCAGTTGAAAAGTCTTCCGTCTGGTAACAAAATCGGGTTATGTGTTATAGAATAACACATCCAGGTCCACAGTCTTTCGATGTGCTTTGGATCTTTGGGTCTTGGGTTGTTGTAGAACGAGGTTGGTTGATATTTAGAAAAGTCAAAATATGACCTCCAAATGTCGTGGGTTATACTGATCAGTCGATGCAGTAACCGTTTATCGAACTCAGACCAATCAATCGCTATGATTGTATTAGGTGAGCCTTGTGCCTCAATCTCTCTTTTAAGCTTCTTCCATCCGCCTTTCATTATCTCTCTTCCCCATAGCATGATTCCGTAGTCATCGTTGAGTCTGGAACGTTGTAGTTGCCATAGAAAACAGTTCTCAACCATTAGGAGTAGCTTCGGTGCGCCGAAAACTGCTCGAATTTTGTCGGGTTCATCAATACTAACGACATGCGATCTAGCATGAAGTGTGTTATGATAGTAGGTCCGAGGGATTCCTTCTTTGGTCCAGAAGTTCCGCGATCCGTACTTGATTTCATGAACAAGTGATCGATTATAGACAAAAATCTCATTATATAGGTTGTGAAAAGTGGGCGAGTCATCTGTTGTGAGTCCAATTGACTGTTTGTACCGTAGCCACTCTCTTACTTTGAATCGTTTAGTAAAACGTTTCCGAAAGTAGTCCCAACTGGGATCCTTCCAATCATAGTCTGTGCTAAATGGAACGAAAGTGAAATCTGGTAAATTCCATGGTGCTTCAGCACTCACAGGTAAATGCCAGGGATAGTACCTAAGATCAGGGTATGATATTGGGTACAA